TCGTTCTGTCTTGATGCAATTGAAGCAGGATATGAGATTTGGTGTGATCCACGTATTCGTGTTGGTCATGAGAAAACCCGAGTTATCTAAGGTACGAATGGCAAATCAATTTAAGGTTGATCAATCAAAGGACTTTGCTTCAAAGATGACACTTATCACTGAAACCAATAGTGATAAGTATTTGGAGCAATACCGACAACATCTACAAAATCAAACTCAATTAGAATCACTTTATAAGGAGAATTAAATTATGGCAAAGATTCGAAAGTCTCTATTGGGACAAAAGATGATTGAATCCAAACCAAAGAGGACACGACAAGGTTGTGGTTCTCATACTAAGTACGCAGCAAGTAGTCGCAATAACAAAAGGAAACGTTATCGTGGACAAGGACGAGGATAGATATAGTACAGAATATGAATGGGTATCAACTCATTCATATGATCTGTGGGTCTATAATAAGTTACAAGTAAGTCGGGTATTAGGATACGAGTGTGGACCAGCTGGTCTCGCCGTACCTAGACCCGATTTTTATATTGTTCGACCATGTATTAATTTCATGGGTATGAGTCGTCATGCTCGTATTGAATATCTTGAAGGTGATACTGAGCATCTACATCCAGCTGAGTTTTGGTGTGAAGTATTTGAAGGAGAACATATATCAGTTGATTATTACAAGGGACAACAGGAGTTAACTGTAAAGGGTGTGAGAGACCCCCAGGATCCTCTGTACAAGTGGAAGAAGTGGTATAAGGTAGATAGAGTTATACCATTACCCAAAGTGTTTAAAGAAGTTAGTCAGAGATATGATTGGTTAAATTGTGAGTATATTGATGGTAGGTTAATTGAGATACATTTAAGAGGTAATCCTAATTTTAATTATGGTGGCGACTCAATCACTCCAGTATGGGAAGGAGATGATGTATCGGACTACATAGAACAAAGTAACTACAAGAGATTGGGGTTTATTATAGATGGATAAGAATTTTCTAAGAGAGATTAATAACGATCAGAAGACACCAAAGAATACCAAGAGGGTTCGTGAGGATGGATTTTATGAAGCATCTGAAGTTGACTTTAAAGACTTTTGGGAGAATGAAGACCCTACAGATGACAAGCAAACATTGATTGATTAAAAGTTTAGGTTTGGTGTAATAAATAACTCATAATTGTTGTGGAAACATTACGTGCCTGTCCAAAGAGTCAGTCAAGGTTTTAAAGATGTAAGTGCATCATTCAAGATCAATCCGTTAAATCTCGATTTAATTGCGTTGAGAAACGAGAATGCTATTGCACGATCAATTCGTAACTTAATTTTTACCTTACCTGGTGAGAAACCATTTCAACCTAATGTTGGTTGTAATGTCACCAAACTATTATTTGAAAATTTAGATAGACTTACAGCTAGTTCAATTGAATCTGAAATTAGGAACACAGTTAATAACTTTGAACCTAGAGTCCGTTTAACCGCGGTTATCGTCAATCCAAATTTTGACGATAACATCTTTGAAGTAACTCTTAAGTATGACATTGTAGGTATCGATCTTCCTCGACAACAATTATCATTTGCATTACAGCCCACTAGGTAAATGCCCTTAGTCAATTTTAGCAACTTAGATTTTGATCAGATAAAGACATCCATTAAGGATTATCTCCGTGCGAATTCAAACTTCACGGACTACGACTTTGAGGGATCTAATCTATCAACTATTCTAGATACGTTAGCTTACAACACGTATATAACCTCCTATAATGCCAATATGGTATCTAATGAGGTGTTCATTGATAGTGCCACCTTAAGAGAGAATGTGGTATCTCTAGCGCGTAATATAGGGTATGTACCGAGATCCAAGAAAGCTCCTGTTGCAACAGTTTCCTTTACAGTAAACGTTTCAAACACCACAGCTGTAGCAGTCACACTTAAGGCGGGTGCAGTAATGGCATCTAGGTCAGTTGGCGTGAATAGTACGAAGAATTTTATATTTTCAATTCCAAACGATATTACAGTTCCAGTTAACTCTTCTGGATTTGCAGACTTCTATAATATCGAGATATATGAAGGAACATATGTTACACAAACATTTACTGTTGATAGTGGTAATGTAAATCAGAAATTTGTATTACCTAACTCTGGTATTGATACTGATTTGTTATCTGTTGTTGTAAGAGATACACAGGAATCAACAGTAACTCGAAAGTTTGAACTATTCAATAGTTTGTTTGATGTTACTGCATCGACTAGAGCATACTTTATTCAAGAGATTGGACAGGAAAGATACGAACTATTGTTTGGTGATGGTATATTTGGTGTCAAGTTAGATAATAATAACTTTGTTGAAGCAAGTTATATCATTACTAACGGTGAATCAGGTAATAATATTAATAAATTTGCATTTATAGGTAATCTAAAATCTAGTTCTGGAGATACGATTAGTTCTGGTGTATCGATTGTAACTACTGAAGTATCTTCTGGTGGTGGTAAACCAATTGAATCTATTGATTCTGTCAAGAAGTATGCTCCTCAGATCTATGCATCACAGAATAGAGCTGTTACTGCTGCTGATTATGAAGCATTGATTCCACAGATTTACCCTGAAGCAGAATCAGTTTCAGCATTTGGTGGTGAGGATTTGACTCCACCTTCTTATGGTAAGGTATTTGTAAGTATCAAACCGTATAATGGTGTCTTCTTATCGAGTGCTATAAAACAAAACTTACAACAACAGATGAGAAAGTATTCTGTTGCTGGTATTTTATCTGAGATTGTTGATCTAAAGTATCTGTATATCGAACCAAACTGTAAAGTATACTACGATTCAAATCTAGCACCAACTGCATCATTCGTTCAAAATCTAACTACAACCAATATTGTTAAGTATTCTGAGTCATCGGATGTCAATAAGTTTGGTGGAAGATTCAAATACTCTCAATTCCAAAAGGTAATTGACCAGAGTCATGAATCAGTAATGTCAAACATTACTAATATTGATATTAGAAGAGATATTAATGCTCAACTGAATACTTTTGCTGAGTATGAATTGTGCTTCGGTAATAGGTTCTATATAAGAAACCACGGACATGGTGCAAACTTCAATGGAAATCTCGTTGGGTACAATATTAAATCATCCGGTTTTACTGTCAGTGGTATTAGTGGAACTGTATACCTTGGTGATAGTCCGGTTGGTAATTTAAGTAAGGGAACCGTATTTCTATTCAAACTGAAGTCTTCGTCAGAACCATACATTGTAAGACAGAATGTAGGTACAGTCGATTATGATAAGGGTGAGATTAGACTTAACCCAATTAATATTATATCAACACTAGTGAATAGAGGAACTCCTTTGATCGAAGTTTCTGCATCTCCATACTCAAATGACGTGATTGGTCTTCAAGATCTCTATCTACAATTGGATGTAAATAATACAGTAGTTAACGTTGTTGCTGACAACATTTCTTCTGGAAATGATGTATCAGGAACCAACTATATTGTTTCTTCTAGTTACGGCTCTAACGTTTTGGTTAGGGGTCAGTCCATATTTCAAACTGATGTAGACACTACGTCTACACCTACTCAACCTCCTAATGTAATTACCTCAACATCAGCAGGTAGAACAACTACTACAAGTAGAAGAACCAGATCATCATCATCTTACTAATAAGAAGTCAGAATACAAATGACAGTAGATAGAGTTAAATTTCAAGAAATCGTTGAAAGTCAACTCCCTAGGTATGTTAGGGAAGACTTTCCACTACTAGGCGATTTCATTAAACAATATTACATCTCTCAGGAATTTGAAAGTGGTCCTATTGATGTCCTCAATAATATTGATCAGTACGTAAAAGTCGATCAATTATGTGATGTTGTTGATTCTACTACACTTATTGGTTCATTAGATACTGTTGATAATACTATTGTTGTAAGTTCTACTGAAGGATTTTCAGATAACAATGGTATCATTCAAATTGATAACGAAATTATATTATATCAATCCAAAACTTCAAATACATTTGTAGAATGTTCTAGAGGTTTTAGTGGAGTTACAACATATATTACTTCTGGTTCACCCGATGAACTGACATTTTCTTCAACAATTGCAGAATCTCACGCCACTGGTGCGACTGTTAAGAATTTAAACATACTTTTTCTCAAAGAATTTCTCACTAAACTCAAAAGACAGGTAACTCCAGGGTTTACTGATAGAAATTTCTATACAGGATTGGATAAAAGAAACTTTATAATCAACTCTGATAGTTTTTATAAGTCAAAAGGTACCGAACAATCTTACGAAATACTCTTCCGAGCACTATATGGGGAAGATGTAGAACTTATTCGTCCATCAAGATTTCTTTTAACACCATCTAACGCAAATTATAAGGTCACTAAAGACTTTGTTGTAGAGCAACTTCAGGGTGATCCTCTTGATTTGAAGAATCTTACGATATATCAGGACCTAACTGGTGCGAGAGGATCTGTTACTAACGTTCAACAGATACCTTATGAGAATTTCCAGTTCTATCAGATCAGTATTGACTCAGGTTTTGCCCGAGATAGTGATGTAAGTGGTTCTATCTACGGACAATTCAAGCCAAATCCACTCACAAAAGTCCTAAATGAAGTAAGTGTTGGTTCAACTATCATTGATGTTGACTCTACAATCGGATTTCCCGAGTTTGGTAGTCTTAGTGTACTGGATATTGATGATAACGAGGTATCAATTGCATATACTGGCAAGACTTTAAACCAATTTTTCAACATAAGTGGTGTTACTGGCGAAATTGCAAAGAAAACTGACATAACTTTAGACGCATATTCATATGCATACGTCGGTATTGACACTACTCAGCAGATAAGAGTCAGATTTACTGCTGCAGTGAAGGATTTTATTCCAAATGAACTAAATTATTACTATAAACCACACGATACCATAGAACTGAAGTCTCTTGGTTACGAATCTGACACGAAAAAGTCAAATAATTACGTCTTAAATGTAAAAACTAACTGGGATGTTATAGAATCTAGTGTTATTGATGCAAATGCCTTTGTATATGAGTTCGAATTTGCAAAAGACCACTTTTTAAGAGAGGGTTATACCGTAAGATATGAAAATTTAGACGGAACTTACTCTATTTTCGGTACAGTTTCCAGAGTTCTTTCTTCACAAAAAATCAGAGTAACTTTTTCACAGCAAATTAACCTAAAAGGACAGTTTGTAATTGAAAATCAGACATTGAAAGGTGAGTCTCAGGCATATCCTTACTTGAATAGTTATATTGCTAACGTTCAAAACACATATTCTAAGTATAATGATGATCTAATCATTGCATCCAACTCTATTGCAAAGTATAATAATCTTGAAACTAATCCATATGATAAGAAAATAACTTTTAGTGCAAATCTTCTTTCAACAGATGAACTAAAATTACCAGTTAACCCCACATCAAGACCTGATCATGGGTATTATACTGGTGACGCAGTATATTTTACCTCCGCCGGAAATGGTTTTGAGGATATGCCATCCGCATCGTATTTTGTTTTTAGAGTTGATGAGGAGACTATTAAACTTTCTAGAAGTAAAGCTGACCTATCTAGAAAAATTTATATCACATTTAATGGTTCTGTAGTTGATGCATCTCTTGCATATCTAGATTTCTATGATAAGAACATCGAACCTCAAGGTCTGTATAGACAGATTTTAAAACCAATCAACGATGACAAAAATTATAACACTAGAGCCGGTCATACCGGTATGTTTGTTAATGGTGTTGAACTATTAAACTACAAAGCACAAAGTAGTGTTTATTATGGAGCAATCAATAATTTGTCTATGACTGCCGGTGGTGGTGGATATGACATTATCAGTCCACCATTATTGACAATTAAGGATGAAGTTGGATATGGTGCCACGGGATTCTGTAATGTAAAGGGTTCACTTATAAGACTTGATGTAATAGATCCTGGTCTTGGTTATTACGAACCTCCCACAATCTCTATTAGTGGTGGTAATGGGTCTGGGGCCCAAGCTGAACCAAGAATGATTTCGATCAAACACGAAAATTCATTCTTTTCAGACTTTCCATCTCAAGTTGATCTTGTCAATAATGTGATCACTTTCCCAAGTGACCATAAGTTTTTGGATGGTGAAGAGATAATCTATGAACCAAGAGGAACCGAGATCATTACGGGACTTTCCACTGGTGGTTCTTACTATGCTAGAGTTATTAGTCAAACCGCAATCAAACTTCATATTGCTGAAGGTGATGCATTTGTTGGTATTAATACAGTCAATCTTACCAAATATGGTTCCGGTACACAATACTTTGTTGCATCAGATCTAAAACAAGTTGTATCTTCTGTCGTAATTACTGATCCAGGACAAAACTACGAGAATAAGAGAAGAACAATTCCTGCAGTAGGTGTTAATACAGTATCTAATCAAGTAGAGATTGTAAATCATGGTTATGAATCAAAAGAAATTGTAAGGTATACAAGACCTGAGACCGGAGATAGGGTTATTGGTTTAACAGAAACCGCCGATTACTATGTCGTTAAAGTTAATGATGATGCGTTCTCATTGACGAAGGTTGGAGTAGATCCCGTTGCAACAGATTATTACTTTGACAACGGTATTATTATTGACTTTGGTAATGAAGGATTGGGTTCTTTTAATTACCCACCGATTGTTGTAACAGTTGAAGGTGCGGCAGCATCTTACGATAAGACATTTGTTGAAGATTATCAGGAACTCTTTATAATTGAATCCCCGATTGAAGAAAATATTACGACTCCTGTACTCGTTCTTGCATGGACAGATACTGAAGCTGAGATTACAAATAATAGTACGGTAACAGACGAATTCTATGTGGAGGTAAATGAGGGTTCTAATTGGTTGATTAGTGATGATCCATTCATTGGTAACATTCTTTTGTATGATGCCAAACTACAACCAATTTTTAGAGGATCTATCGAGACTATCGATTTAACTTTAAATGGTGTTGGTTATGGTTCTTCGGATATTGTCGATTTTGTAAGA